CTAGTTCATCAAGGCTTGCACCAAGCGGGTCGGTTTCGCTTTTAAGGTCTTTAAACACTTGGTCAAACTTGAGCGCCTTAGCAACTTGCTCATTTAGGTCATTGCCAGCACGAATAAGGGTCTGCGCTCCAGCACTAATACCCGTGACGATACCCTGCTGGATTGCCAGTTGCGTGACGTATGCAACAGCAGCCGCTTGGTCTTCGCCAAAGTTCTTAACGCCAGCACCCTTAGTGCGGCCAGCGCCAGTTGGGTCAACCACAAAGTCTTTCTTGCGTTGACCAAGACTAACCTTGACGTTGCCACCTAATGTGCCGCCAAGCTGCTCTGCCATGCTTCCCAAGCCCTTGAGCAAGCCATTAGCCATTGTATTGGCTATGTCTTTTAGCTGTGCGCTGTTGCCCGTCAGGGTGCGCTCCATTGCGCCGCCAGCAATTTGATTAAGCGTTACTGAACCTGTCTTGGTCTTTTTCAGCAATCCACCGATTACCCCGCCCAAGATGCCGCCAGCTAAAGCACCAAGCGGCCCAGCAAATTGACCAAGTTGAGGCATTATTTTTTCAAGGCTACCTGTTAGTAGCTTCTTACCTAACGCTCCGCCAATGCCACCGCCGATAGTGCCGCCAGTTTTGCTACCAGCCATTCCACCGACCAGATTTCCAATCTGCATACCAGCTACGGCTTGAGCAAGAATGTCACCCAATCCTTTGAACGACTTTGCAAGAGTTGCGCTAATTTTTTCTGTTGTGCCATCAGCCAACACAACTTCCATTTTCAATGCGCCCTGCAATGCACGACCACCTTTGCCGCCAATCATGCCAGCGGCAGTTTCAAGGTTATTGGTGAGGGTTTGCAGCGCCTCAATGTCTTTATCTATAACGCTTTTTGCGTCGATGTTGGCCGTCCGCGCTGCGTGATACTCTTTCCAAGCATCTACACCAAATTTAAGGACATAAGCCTCTTTTTCCAAAGCCAAGACAGCTTTTTCACGCTCAACACCAACAAGGCCAAGCAGCGTTGCTTCGCCTTTTAATGTAGTCATGGTATCACTATGCGCTTTGTTAGCTTCAACAATAGACTTAGCGTAGTCTTTAAGTTTCTCTGAAACCTCTTGACGTATGTCCGCCGCTTGTTGCGTTAAGGCATTAAGCATACCTTGTTGACGAATTTCATTGGCAATATTGTTACCAGCGCCTTCTTGCGAAGCTTTATTGTATTTTTTGCGCCCAGCAGCAGCAGCCTCTAAAGCTAATTTCTCAACGTCAAACGCCTTGATTTGCTCTGGCGTCATGCCAATTTTTTTGCCTTCTTCGACCATATCAGCCAAGGCATCACGATATTTCTCAAGTGGGTCAATGGCTTCTTTTGCTTTTTTACCAGTTTTTTCAATAGCAGCAGAAACATTTCGCAAAGGTGGCTCTACTTGATTGTAGACTTTTTTGCTTTCAATTATAGCATTGCCGTTCTTTATCAAAAATTCATTAGCTTCTTTGATAGCCGCAGCATTCTTCTTATATTCAATTGCAACTTTGCCCACCATACCGCTTTTTGCGGTATATGCTTCTATATTTTTATTGCGCTCCATGAGAACATTTCGTTCACTTTGAACTTGAAGCAAGCCTTCATAACCTCTTTTAGCCGCCGCTGCAAAATTCTTATCTTGCGTTGCAGCCAGCCGACCAAGGTCATTGATAAGGTTCTGTGTTTCTCCCCTAGCTTCTGATTGAGCGGTTACAAGCATATAAATAGCGCCAACAACAGCGCCAATAGCGACAACAGCCAACCCCCAGCCTGTAGATGCAAGAATGGCTTGCAGCCCTCTAATTCCAGCGCCAGCTATTGCAGCCGCCGTTGTTGTAGCTCCCAATGCAAATTGCGCGGCAATTAACTGAGCAATATATGCAGCGATTGCTTGAACGGCTAATGCGGCACGAAGCGCAAGAAAAGCAGCGGCCATTCCAGCAACGGATACTATTACAACTTCAGCAACTCGCGCAATTTGATTTAGGTTATTTGATAAATAAACTATTCCATCAGCTAATGCCGCCGTGAAGCCAGTAGCTCTATCAGCTTCAGCAATAAACAGCATAAGAGAATTGCTTAACACTGTCATGGATTGGCTGACAGTCATTGGCATTCTGGTAAATTCACTGTCAATGTCATCGCCCATTTTAAGCAATGCCGCATAAACTTCTGCGCCAGTTAATTTGCCTTGAGCGCCAAGTTTGCGTAGTTCACCAACGGTTATGCCCATGCCCTCAGCGATAGCTTGAGCAACGCGAGGCATACCTTCCATTACGGAATTAAGCTCATCGCCACGCAATGCGCCAGATGCAAAGGCTTGGCCTAATTGCATAAGCGCACCAGATGCCTGTTCAGCACTGGTTCCAGATACAATCATTGCTTTGTTAATGGTTTCCGTTACGCGCATAACGGACTGTTGGCTTACGCCTAAATTTTCTGTTGACCGTGCAAGACGCGAGAAAAGCGAAACAGTTGTTTCATATCCAACGCGAGTATTTTGCGACATTGTAAATAACTGCTTTTCAGCAGCGGCTAATTGCTGTGCGCTATTTGTAACCAAAGCAAGCTGGCCGCTCATGCGTGTAAATGTATCAGCCATTAAAATAGCTTCGCGTGCTATAAGCCCAATGCCTAGCGATGCCAAAACAGCACCAAAACCTCTAAGTGCAGAAGATGCTTTGGTAACGCCCTGCTCAACCCCAGTTGACGAGCGATTAAGCTGGTCTAAATCTGTGGCAGCTTTCTTCACCTCACGGCTGTCAACTGAAATTCTGAGATTAGCTAAATCTGCCACGCGCAATATCCTATGAGGCCCAGAGCGTTATCGCTGAATTCAGGTCATAGCACAAGTCTGTTATCTTGTCTTGGTATTGATGCGATTACTCCAATCAGACATTGCATTGGATATTTTTTCGCGCATTTCGTCAGTTATTATTTCAACATTAGACCAAGGCGCTGGCGTATTAGGTTCAGAACCAGCAGAAAGCATCGCTGCGTATTCATGCGATAAAGTTCTGATAGTTCGTGCTTCCCAAGGTGTTAATTGCACATTTTGATTTGACATCCATGCGGCCAAATCAATCTCATCTATCGCTATGTTCCCACCCATGCCCATAGGCTTGGCAGGGCCGACCTCAAAAAGTATTTCGATAAGGTAGGCTCCGCCAAGCACAGGAGGCATCGCATTTGACTTGGTTTCCCGTCTAGGGCGCTTTGCCTTTGACGGGATTGTGTTAAGCCACGCTGCTTGTTTTACGAACAGTGCTAGTTGTTGGAGCGTTTGTGCGAAAAAAGTTAGCGCGTTCCGCCACAAATTCAGCAACTTGCTCTTTAATCCAAACCCATTCACCATAAACTTTGCGGACGTTATCTGGTGTGCAGTCTAGCTTTGCGCCATCAAGCGTAAACCCAGTCCAAGCAACAGTAAGTTTAACAAGGTCATCAATGCTATCTTCAGCAAGCTTTTCAGCGTCAAAATCAACAGCTTTCTTGCCTTTTGAAATGCGGTTCAATGCCGTTTGTTGCTTTGCAAGTTGAATTTTGCGGTAAACTTTGCTGTCTTGTCCGAGCAGAGTAATCGTCATTCCCTCAATAACTTCTTCGCTTTCAGGGTGGACAATGTTTAGAACAGCGCCATCGTCAGCCATTACAGGCTTTAAACTATTTAAATCCATTAGAAACTATCCTTCTAAATATCCGACTTTTGTCTTGGGTAGGCAAGTCGGATAGTGATTGCCTACCCAAGTTCTTCTAGCGTTCTAGCTAATTAGACTTTGATAATCGAGTTGTCAATTTCAAGCGTAACTTCTGCCATCGTGATAGCATCAGCATTACCGACATTAACCTTGTAAGACATAACTTGCGAAGTGAAATACTGGATTTCACCGTTCACAAGAACAACCTTAACCGAAACAAGCGCATCCGTGCCAGCAGCAGCTTCAGCAGCATCTTGCAGAACAGTTTGACCAGTGTCCGCATCAGATACAGCCATCGTCAAAGCTACGGAACCGTAGTTAAGCGAACCACGGCGCTTGGCAACAATGCCAGTAGCAAGCGGGGTATGTGTAGCAAGGGCAGCTTCAGCACCAAACGAAGGCAATTCAGCCAATTCGCCGCAAGGTGAAAAAGTAAGTGCACCAAATCCAGCGGCATCATAAGTTGCTGGTGCGGTGGTCGAAACGGAAACAACAGTCCCTACGGACGAAACAATATCAGACATTTAAATTACTCCAATTGCAAGTGGTTCGATTGTTATAGCATTTTTTTTATTACAAAGTAAGCCTATGTTAACTGCCTTGTAATGTCGTTGACTGTGACGCGAACCATCCCAGCAGGGGCTTGTCTTGACCAGCCCTCAAATTCAAGTCGATAGATATACGGTAGGTTATTTGTAATCCACAAAACATTACCCGTTGCTTTGGATATTGCGCCTAGCGAACCAGTTATAGTTGAAGAACCGCTTGCGTCAGTTGACTCTGTTATGTTGTCGGTTGGGCTACCAATACTGGTGAACCAGTTAGCCCTTGCACGGCCAGTGTCTACAGGCGTTTTAAGCACGATGCCTGTAACTAAGTCCAAGCATATTTTACGCACTTGAGCGTCAGCAGTCTTGCTGGTCTTGTCAATGAATTTGCTTATGTCTAATTTAAAGGTGCTCATACGAACGCCCGATAAGCAATGCTAACAGGAATGACAAATCTGTCACCAGATATAAATGCAGCTGATTGTGACACGCTTTGAATGGTCACTGTAACACTACTATAAGTAAACCTAGCGCCACGCTGGAATGCAGCGGACACAGTATCTGCAACAGTCCTTCCAGCGCCCTTGCCAGCGTCCATAGGCGCGTAAACAAGCACTTGGTATATGCCGCCTAGTTCATCGCTTGAACCTGTGGCAATGCCTATAGGAATGGTTGCGCCTTGCAACAGGCTTTCAGACACATAGATTTGCCCAGCAACGGGCGTGAAGGAAGTGTTCTCCCAATGCGTAGGAAGATTAAGCGTGTCTAATTGTGTGGCCAGCGCAGCGGCTATTTGCGAATTACTCATCTAAAATGTCCACAAGTTGCATATCTATAGCCACCTTCTTGCCGTCATCCAGCTTGATTATGTAAGCTATTACT